CCAGCTCGACGCCTTCCTGGATCTCGGTGGTCCGCATGTTCTTGTTCCACTCGAGCTGCAGGGCCTGGGTGCCTTCGCAGTTCCACACCTTCACATAGTCCGGTACGAACCCGATGCAGATGTAGACCGCCGCCCCGGTTCCGTTAAAAGTTCCGCCGATTCTCATGTTCGTTCTCCTTTACCTATCTCTTTGGAATCACTCGGGGTTGGCTGTCGCTGCGCATTCCAGACGAGCCACCCAGGACTGATTCAGAATCGCCGCGGTCTGATACGTCTTCCAGGACACCCATCCGATCTGACCGAGGGGGTCGCCCGCGCTCGGCTTCGGATTGACCACGGTGGGGGTGATGGAGTTGAAGCCCTGCAGCGGGACGATGCCATAACCATCCCGGGCAACCACGATGACGGGGTAGACGTCGGGGGCCAGGGCGGACGCCGGGGCCGAACCGCTCGAGAGGTAATCCGTGCCGGTCGCAGAAGATGCGGCAGCGGCCCAGGGCTCGAACATGGCCGTCAGGATGATCCTGAACTGGTCGATCTTACCGATCTCGCCGGGGAGCGCCTTGCCGGAGTCGGAGTAGTTGACCACCGGGACGAAGCCGGGGATTGCCCTGAAGTCGGCGTCGAGGTCGGTATGGCCCATGACGAAGTACGCAGCGTCCACGGGCTCGGTGCTGATCTTGGCCGATGCGGAGATGATCTGGGAGATCTCCCGTGCCTTGTTGTTCTTGAAGTACCGATAGATCTTCCGGAAGTCGCCGCGGGTCGGGGGAGACTGCACCGTGGTCCTGCCGGATGCGCCATTGGCGTAGAACACGTTGGTCCCGGCCTTGAGGACGTTGATGCGGATCGTCTCGATGGTTTCGGCCGCTGCCTCACCCGCGAGATCGACCATCTCCTGAAGCACGGGGTCTTCGTGGGTGTCGGCGATCACGTCGGTGATCTTGTAGGAATCACCGTACTGCTCCAGGGTCGCCGTGATGTCGGTGTAGGTGAGCTTGTTGCCGGCCGGGGGCACGCCCTCTGCGAGAGGCTGGGTCGCCCTCGGGAAGGAGTTGTACCTCCGCCACTTGACCGACTTGGTCTTGTTCTTCTGCTGCGGGTCGACCTGGCCGAAGCGCTCGACAACCATGAGGTGCTGTCCGCGCTTGAGCAGCCGAGCTACGGCACGACCGGCGGTACGAGGGGAAATGTCACCGTAGGTTGTGGTGTTGGTGGGAATACCCATAGTCCTAGTCTCCTTTTCTTGTGGAGTCTCTAGGACTTCGGGGTTAAATTTTTTGCGGGGGCCTCTCGGCCCTCCGCGTTACAGCCGTCTAAATCTGTTTATCGTTTTACACCTCGGACATTTAAGTTCGAGTGTACCACCTTCACCTATTTCCCCCTTGGCAAAGAGCTTGTTGCAGCCTACGCAGCGAAGCTCCTTGCCCTCGTCGACCTCGATGTAGGTCGAATCACTTTTTCTTTCGTTCGAGCTCTTCAACTTCTTCCTCGAATCCGGCCTGGATGTCGTCCTTATCGTTTTCACCGGACGATTTTTGAGGGGACGGTTTCGTTCTCACGCCGTCGCTGTGCAGGCCGTCCTTCTTTTTCTTCTTGGCGCGGAGTTCGTCGTCATGGTTCTTGACAGTCTTCTTCGCCTGATCTTCCTTGTAGAAATCGAGCAGCGAAATGGCATCGTCCGCATCCGGGGAAGTGTAGAGCCCCTGGATGGACTTCGACTGACCCTTGATCCAGGCCTTGAACTCGTCGCTCTTGACGACCTTCTTCCCATCGGCGTGAACATCGCGCACGGCGTCCCAGAACGCAAACGTGGCCAGGGCGTTGCTCACCCCCTGCATCTGCTTCTCGACGTCGGACGCCTTGACGAACTCGCCCTTTTCGAGCGCACCATCGACGATCTTCTGGGCGATGATCCCGGAGAGTACCTTGATGGAGTTGAAGTCCTCCGGGTAGGTGTCCTTGAGGGCCTTGAGGTCGACGGTTTCATTCCCGATCACAAGCTCCCCGGGAAGGTCGTCGTCCTCGACGAGGGAGAGAATGTTCTTGACCTCTTCCTTGGTGAGAGATAGCGGCCCGCTCTTGCCGGACTCATCTTCCTCCCCGCCGGGCTCGTCCTGGTCTTCCGGTTCGCCGGGGGCGTCCTTGAACTTAGCGGCCCGCTCTTCGGCGCGTTCGGCGGCAGTCTTTTCCCCGGGCTCATCCTTACCGACATCTGGCTCGTCGTCCTTTGCCTCGTCTTCCTCGTCGGTTCCGGACTCGCCGCCTTCGTTGGTCGCCTCTTCGTCCTTCAGATCTTCGTCCGTTCCTGTTTCGTCCTCATCGAAGCCCTTCTCGGCTTCGGGGTCCGCTGCTGACTCGCTGAACTCTTCGAGGTTCTCGTCGGTCATCTGTTCGCTCTCCTTGTTTGGTATTCCCTGCGCTTACTGCTCATCCATGAGGTTCGGCGCAGGGTTGGTCTATGCAATCGGATCGCAACCCGATTACCTTGTCTGGAAGATCTTCACGTAGTCGATGTCCAGGGTGCCCAGGCCCGTTCCGCTCGCCTTGTCCAGGGAGAAGTACGGCTGGACCATCAGGTCAGCCCCGGTCGCCGCGCTCAGATCGAACCTGGTGTCGGAACACACCCGCTGGCCGTCGACGTAGAACCTCACGTCGGCCAGGTTGGTACAGTCGATCCGATACACCCGGTAGGTGCCGTTGGCGATGTCCAGGCCGGTGTCTTTGTCATCGGTATCGGTCGTGGCATCGTCGGTTTCACACAGGATGGAAGCGGCAGCCTGCAGCCTGAACCATGCGCTCGTCTTCGCGGTGTCCTTGTCGAGGTTATGGTCCCCGCACAAACCGAACACGGCGACCACGCCCGTTCCGGTGGTCACGGCCACGTCGATCCTGCACTCGAAAATCAGGCCCTTGCTGAGATTGAACGTCCGGTTATCGCCATGGTAGAGGACCGCATCCTGCGCCTCGTTGGCATTCGTCAGCGCGAGTCGGAACACGCCGGAATCCGCGACGATGGCCTCGGCGCCGTTGTTCACGTCGACCACGTTCCACTGGGTCGTCCCGTCGAAGGGGCCACCTCCCGCCACGCCGAGGAAGTCCTCGATGTACTGCACGGGGTATGTCGAAAGCAGGGACTCGCCCGTGTCCTGATCGAAAATGATGATGTGTGAGCCGGTCTTGGTGTTGTTGACCGACAGCCCGCTTACCACCGCGCCGTTCTGACAATAAATCTTGTCAGTGAAAATCATGGGATCTCTTAGGGTTGCCACTTCGTTTTCTCCTTTTCGAGATTATTTTTGTTCGCCGGGCAGCTTCTCGATGAACTCCCTGGCCTTCTGGGGCAGGGAGAGCACCAGATTGAACGCCGCTATCTGTCCGGCGATATACCGCCAATCTTCCGTAATGTTCTCGTCGCAGATCCTCGGATGCGTCTCATTGATGCGCCTCTTCGCGTCCCGTTCACTCTCCACCGCCTTGAGCAGGGCGCGTGCCGATCTGACATCGTGTGCCGCCCCCAGCTCGTTGATGAATGTTCCGTCGTCCTTGAAAATCTCTTTGAGGTTCATTATCGTTTCCGATGCAAAGGGTTGAAGGTCACACCACCTTCCCGTTGGGAAGGATGCGCCGGTTTATCACCTCGAAGCTCCCGTCCTTCTCCACGTTCACAAGGGCGAATCCGTGATTCCAGTTGTTATAGGGCGCATAGTCGGGCGACAGGTCGCACAGGCACCCGATGGACCAGCAGGTGATGAGGTTGCCGTTCAGGTCCTTCTCAGGGTGCATGGACGTGGTGTGCCCGTGGGCGCACAGGGAATACGTCTTCGTGCGAAGAAACAGCCCGCGGGCCATGTTGACGGCCTTGCTGATCGTCTGGACCTCGTGCCCGTGGATCATGGGCAGTTTGCCCGCCATGACGATCTGGTAGTAGTCGAGGAACTCGATGCCCCTCTGCTCGAACCCGAGCACCGTTTCCATGGTCGAAAGCGGCGTCTCGGACAGCTCTTCCGCCTTGCCCATGAAGTACCGGGGAAGCCGGAACTCGTGGTTGCCGGGCTTGTAGACGATCTTCGCGTCCGGGAACTCCCCCCGCAGGTAGTCGAGGAAGTCGATCACCGCCTCGACCTCGCGGTTGAAATTCCGCTTCGGCTGGTCCCATTTCGACAAGGCCGCGCAGTCGAACAGGTCCCCGAGAATGAGAATGCCGTCGATGTGCTCCGCGTGACCGTACTGCGCGGCGGCCTCGATAGCCTTGGGGTCATGGAACGGGATGTGCAGATCCGCGACTACCAGCCACACGCCAGGCGGCAGCTTGTGCGGGGTGCGGACCTTGCGCCAGGTGGGCGGCATGGCCACGACGCCCTCACGAAACAGGCTCTTGTCCGAAGCCGCCTGCCGCTTGGCGTCTCCATGCTTTCCTGCGTAGTGACGCACCGAGTCCCGGATCTTCTCAAGATTGTTGTCGAAGTAGTCTCCGTTCGTGTTGAGGATGTGCCGGGCAATGGTCATGAGGGGAAGATGCTGAAATCGCCGGAGCGCGTCCTTGACGATCTGTGCCTTCAGCCCCCGGGAGTGGACGCTCACTTCTCAGTCCGCCTCGTCGATCAGGATGCAGGCGCCGGCCAGATAGTTCATCGCGCCGTAGAGTTCCGCCTTGGCCCGCTCCTTGCCGTACCGCTTGAGGATCTCCTTGCTCTCAGAGATCTTCTTGATCGCCTGGCCGAGCTCAAAGTCGACGGACCCGAGCATCCGCCCTATCGAGCAGATGACCTGATCCTCGAAGAACGCACCAGTGCTTCCGTGCCGCTCCTTGCCCTTGCCGGTGGACGCCTGGCTGTACGCCTCGAGCAGGTGATCCTCCAGGGCCTGGTATTCCGGGCCGCCATTGAGGAGCTTTGCCGCGAGGAACGCATCGTCGGCGCTCGTTCCCCGGGGGCTCATTCGGGTCAGGTCACACAAAAGGCAGTTACAATCCGCAGGATGCTTTTTCATTCTGTACCTCCATGGGTTCCGGAATCGGCTCCCGCCTTCTCCGGTTTGTTTGCCGCCTGCCTCTTCATCTCGATGTCCGCGCCGGTCTTGATGCCGTCGAGGGTGTCGCCGTCCTGGATGCTCTGCGTCTCCGCCTCGGTCTTCGCTATCTGCGCCCGGGCGAGATCGTTCTTGAGCTGGGCCGTCTCAAGGTTGAGCGCCATGATCTGCTCTTCGATCTTGCGGGCCGGGGAGTTGGCCATGGCTTCGAGTTCCTCCGCCTTTTCCTTCGCGCTCTTAAGCACCTTGGCCGAATCGACGTCGAGCGCGTCGTAGACGATCTTCAAAATGTCGCCCATCTTGACTTCCTTGGCCATCTCCGGCGTGGCCATGGCGATGTTCATGGCCTGCATGATCTTGTTCAGCCGGACGACGCGCTCCTGGTAGGACGAGAAGCCCAGCGACTTGGCGATGAAATTCCCCTTGCCACGTTCAATGTCGGGGTCTTCCATGTTGTAGTCGAAGAAGTCCTGCGTCACGGGCTCGAGGGTTCCCTCGTCGAGGTTCTTGATGACCCCACCGACGTACTTCCCGGCGTTCTGCATGAGCATGTTCATCTCGGAGAACGTGTCAGGCTTGCGCTTGTCGAGGGTGGCGCCCTGCATGATCTTGGGCATCTGACTCGCGTCGTCGCCGTACCGCTCGTACAGGGCAATGCCGGACAGGAGGGTGTCGCCCACGTCCTGAATGATGAACTGCTGGATGGCCTTCCGGACATCGTCCACGGTGTCGCTGGCCGAGATCTTGAGGCCCGGTTTGAAGACCCCGTCCCAATCCCCCGTCGCCGCGTCGTTTGCAATGACCATGACGTTCCCGGAGAGCTTCTTGTTGTCCTCGAAGGCCCGGATCATGCCGTTCAGGACAAGTTGAATGCCTTCAAGGTTATCCGCAACGCCGGTCCCGGTGGGCTGGTCGAGGTTGATCTCCCAGGGGGAGCGGTAGAACGGGCGGTGCCCGGGCTCGTTCCGGGCGTACCGGATGACCTCGTCGCCCGCGACTATGGCCATGATCTCGATTTCGTCGCCGTCGTTCTCGTATTCCGTGGAGGCGGGGCCTCTGTCTCCATCCTTGAGCGTGTCTTCGAAGTCGGCCACGATCCTGGCCGGCACGCGGCCCCAGAACTCCAGCACCTCGACGGTCTTCGCACGATTCGACAGGTCCCTCATGCCCGGGGCGAGCCCCGCCTTGTCGAGGCTGTTGCCATCGACGGGCGCACGCTTTATGGCCGTGTCGATCCCCTCGTCGAGGTAGTACGTCCCGCCTTTCTTCTGTCCCAGGTCGTAGGCGGACCAGAGCTGCCGGACGATGAACCCGATGCCCGCCTGCAGGTCGTCCGTCTCGAGGTCGCGGTAGCAGTCCCAGACGGACAGGTACTCCCACCCCGGGGCGTTCTTCGTGATCTCGTAGGGTTCGAACCGCGTGAACTGGCCCTGCTGGTCTTCGTACCCCTTCGGCGCCATGCTGACCTTGCGGTATCCCTTGCGCGTCACCTGATGGACGTACCACCGGGAAAAACACTCGCCGTAGATCGCGTCGGCCATGATGCACTTCATGAGCTCGCGGTCCGCGTGGCAGTCTTCGAACTGTTGTTCGATGGTCTTCCGCATGGCGTGGATCTCCGCCTTGATCGCGTCCCGGGCGTCCTCCTCGAGATCCTCGAGGGTGAGGTCGTCCCACGGAGCGAGAACGAGGTCGAAGGGGATCTTGTTGTTCATCAAGAGCATGTCCGCGATGATGGACCAGGCGGTAATGATCTTCATCTTGATGAGCGGGATGAACGTGTTGCTCCGCCAGCCCTCGGTTTCCTCCGCCTTCCAGAAATTCGTCGACACCATGTTGAAAGCGTCGATGTTCTTCTGCCACTTCGGCTCGCAGATGCGCTCCCGGTTCTGCTTGAAGTCGTGGAAGATCTTGTCCTTGATGTGAAGCGCCAGGCTGGTGGTGCTGCTGTTCGGTGTGATGTCGCCCATGGCTATGCTCCTTGTGTCCGTTTACGGTACGGGAATCTGTCCAGGCCGCAGAGGAGCACCTGTAATGCGTAGATGGCGGGATGAATGGCCTTATCCCCGTCCCTGAGCTGTTTCATTTGGACGTGGATCGTGCTGTCCCGCTCGTAGACGAGCCGCTGAGTCTTGACGTATGACCAGATCACATGATTGAGCTCGCTGTCGTCGTAGATCTCGAGTTCGATCATCTCGGGCTTGGGCGCGATCATCACCGAACGATGGATGTCGAGCCGGAACTTCCGGGCGTACTCGTGGTCCCGGTGGAAGTAGAAGTATTTTCGACAGAAATACCGCGACCAGCACTCGTTGAACCAGGTGCAGAGGCCTTTGTACGCTATTTCCGAATCCCGAACGATGTGGTCGATGACCGCGAACTCCTGCTGCTCGAACACCGTCACCACGCCCGTCTCGACGTCCTGACAGGCCAGGAGGGCGAATCCCACGATGTCGTGGAGGCGTTCGCCGTCCCGGGCCCCGGGCGACTCGATCATGAGCGGAAAGCACACCGAGCCGCGGACGTAATACTCCCGCCCCCCTCCGTCGGCGAAGAACAGCGTCGAGGTCTGGGTGTCGAGGATGAAGCTGCAGGAGACGGGCTTGTTCACTACGGCGCCACCTGCTTGATCTGCTCCGCTGTCGGCTCCTGGATGATGTCCGGGATGACCACGCCCTTCTCCATGTCGAACTTGCCGGCGTGCAGCAGCTCCATGAAATAGCCGTGAATCGCCTTCGACGCGGCGCTCATCATCTCGGTGGCCATGTTGTACGAGGCAGGGATGCCCTTGACCTCGATCTTTCCGTCAGCCGTCAGATTGATCAGGATGCTCGCCCGTACTGCGTGTCTCATTTCCTTCGCGATCTTGTGACTCATAAGGTCCTCTCCTTTAGGGTGTGTGCGGGTGTGCCACAATTACTCTCGCTGTCCCGCTGCCGAGATGCCCCGTGAAAGGGTCGGGGCCCTCGCGCTCTCGCCTGCTCGACAAGAGCCGAGGTGCGCATTGTGGCCAACGGTGTCATGCCGCGCAACCGTCGACGTCCAATGGGTCGAACGCCTGCTCGCTCGGGGCGAACGTGAGGCACAGGGCGTCGGCTCGGTCTGGTGATCGTTTCAAAATTTCTCGCATGGTGTCCTTGTCCATGATCTTGATCTTTCCCCTGTTATCGTTTTTGTAGGTGGGACATTGAAGCTCCTCGATGAGCATTTCGTCAGGCGGGAGCATGGCGCCGGGGTCGTTCTGGAGCCACTCACGCACCGCCCACCAGAGCTGATCGCGGATCGTTCCGAACTCCCCGAGATCCGTCTTCTGCTTGCTCGGTTTGCCCACGAAAACGGAGTACGCCGCACAGCCGTCCGAGGTCATCGTGGGGGCAATCCCGATGCCAATACCCGAGGCGTCCACGTTGCAGCGGTAGGCGTCGCGCTCCCGGTACTCGTCCCGGGCCCTGTTTGCCACGGCGTAGCGCTCCATGCCTCCCCAGGCCACCGGAGTCTCGACCCACCCGCCATACCGGAACAGGGAGACGTTCTCATCATCCCCGAACTCCGCGACGTCCTGGCCCATGATCGGGCGCACTCCCCTGGGCGCCACCGCGCCGAATGACGCGACGTAAGAATCCCACCTCGCCCGGGCCGCGTTGATCCACTCCCGGGAGATGAGCTGCCGGGAACTCTGCGCCGGGTAGCGCCCCAGCACCATGTAGGAGAACGCGGAGTTGAGGATCTCGTACTTCCCGGGCCGCAATGGCGGATACGTCGTGCCGCTCGGGGATTTGGCCGTGCATCCCTCGAGGTACGCCGGCAGGGTGAAGAAGTCCTTGCCGGGCTCGCTCTGCGCCAGCGGCCTGCACCACTGGTTGATGCGCCTGATGGTCGTCTCGCGTGTTACGGCTCCAGGAATCGTGTTACTGCCCGACACCACGTTGGGATGGGCGAACGCCGAGAGCTGCACGACGTTGGCCCGCCCGTCCCGGATCATCCGGTAGACCTCCCCCGACTCCTGCTTGGGGTTGAACATGATGAGCATCCGGACAACGATGCCGCCCGACATGCAGCCCTCGATACCCTTGTAGACCTCGTCGGGGATGGCGTCGCCCTCGTCCAGGATGAACAACAGGTAGGGGGCGTGCTTGCCCGAAAATTTACTCTCCCGCTCCGCCGGCGTGCCCGATGAGGGGATGGTGAGGCCGAGGATGAACGACTTCGGGCTGTCCTCGATCTTGAGTGAGGTGATCGTGCAATGCTCGAAGAGCGCCGGGTGCTTGTTCACCACCATGCCGATCTCGCCCCAGAGGATGGTCTTGAGGTTGTTCTCGGGGGGCGCCGCCGCGGTGAGCACCTGGGCGTCGTCCCCGTAGACGGACTTGAACCAGCACGCGATCCTGGCCGCGGAATGTGTCTTGCCGGTACCTGTGGCCGAGATGGCGATGGTGATCTCATTGTCCCGCACCGACTCCATGAGGGTCTTGACCTCGTCGGTATACGACTCGCCGAGGATCTCGGTCCCGAACCTGACAGGATCGTCGCGGTACTGCGAGTAGTCTTTAGGTTTCGACTTCTGCTTCGATGACATCTCGATGTTCATCTTCCGCAGTCGATCCAAAATCAAAACCTTGTCCTGCCATGGCCAGCTTTGCCAATTCGATGGCAATGAGTTCATCGATTTGTCTAATTTCACGAGAACTTTTCTCCGAGAGCATTCCTCTTGCCTTCATGGACAATTCGAGCATCCGGGCCTGGATGGCCAGGGCGTCGACCTCGACCTCCGTGATCACCTGCTCATCGCCCTTGAGATACGGGAAAAATCGCTTTTCTTTGGCGTCCAGGAGCTTGACCAGCTTGGTCTTGAGCGCGACGTCGGACAGTCCGACCTCGTCGAGCCAACGCTCGATCATGGGCTGGATGCGCCGCACGATCTCCGGGGCGTGCGCCCTGGCTGACTCGTCCGTGACGTGCGGATTGACGATCTTATAGGCCCGCCAGCCGACGAAACCCGCCTCACCAATGTACGCGTCGAAAAACCGGCGCTCATTGATGCGTACTCGGGGGAACCCGCCGTTGTAGGTGCCTTTCGCCTTCGAGGGTCTTTTCTTTGCGGGGGCCTTGACCAGCGCCTTGCTCTTCGACTTCTTTGCGGGGGCCTTGCTCTTCGGTGGTTTCGGTGCCTTTGCCATGTCCTACCTCGACGGGTGAGATTCTATGATCTGCGTGTTACGCCCTGCGCCGGTGGAACGCCCTTATTCCGCCCACGCGCACGCCTGCCCATTTGGCCCATGAGGACACGAGGTTGCAGCCGTCGCACCTCGACGCCTCGTAGAACACCGCGTCGGCCTGGGCACGGGTCACACGCGGCTTGCTCCCGGCGCGGTAGAGGTAGTCGTGGACCACGCCCGCCTCGTTGCTCGACTGCGCCAGGAGCAGGTAGATCACGGGCAGCCGGGGGATCGACTCGAAATCCGTCTCGAATCCCGTCGGGACCGTAACCACGTCATTGAGGACGTCAGACCAGAAGCGCAGCGGGGCCGTGAGCCGCCATTTGCCGTCGCCTGCGTCCTCGACTCGGAGCCTCGAGAGGAACATGCTACTTGCCCCCGCCGCCGAACAGGTACCGCCAGAACCGCACATACCAGGCAGCCACGATCTGCGTCGCGGCAGCCTCCCGGTCCTCCCTGGTCACGACCGGCGGGACGGGCACGCCCACGTCTGCCTGTCCCTGCTTGACGCCGTCCTTCAATGCCTTCTCAATTGCCTCTGTGCGATCACTCATGATTCACCTCTTGTTCGTGAAATAACCGTGGCCGGCATGGGCAACTGCCGCGACGATGAACGCGAACCCGGCTTCCTCCGCGTAGCCATACGTGAGGAGCGCCGCGCCCGCTGCCGTGCCCATGGCCGCTATCAGGCCGAATGCCGTCGTCAACCCGTCCCTCACACCATCACCCTTTGAGCCCAATGTACGTCAGGACCGTCCCTATGCCACCGACAATGCCGCCAATGAACGATGCCGCCGAACTGACCATGAGACGGTACTGATCCCGCTTGAGCAAATACCCCAGGCACTTTCCCGCGTGCTCTTGAAATTCCGTCTGCTCCATGTCTTTCCATTCCTCCGGTGAGGGGCATAAAGCCTTCAAAAGCTCGCCATTTGCCATGGTTTTCCTATCCTTTCCGGTTGTAGTATTGGATTCGCTTGAGCCATCCGCGGGCGAACTTGAGCTGGGAGGTCTTGCCCGTGACGATGTGCTCGTAGTGCATAAACTGATAGCCATTGAGGACTTTGTGGAGGGCCTCCGCGTCGTGGTCGATCCACACATTAAGTGCGGAGATGGTGCGTGTGCCCATGTGGCCATCGACCGCGACGCTCCCCCCGAGGAAATTGAGCGCACGCTGCGCGATCTTGGCCGCCGTGCCGATGCCGCAGTTTACGCCCGTATCAAACAATTCGAGGGCGATCTGGTAGTCGGTGAGCTCATCGAGGCGCAGGGCGTGCCAGTAGTCGACGTAGTATATCGCCTGGGCGTCCTGCAGGGTGAGGTTTCTGATGTCGCGATTCGGATAGGAGCGCTTGCTGATGCCGTATTTCGTCTCGCCGCCCGCGTCGGCGGGATCGTTGACGTACCCGCCCTCATAGCCGAGCACCTCTCGAAATGCGTCCAGGAACCATTTGGTCATGGGATAACCCTCTCATCCGTTGTGAGAGGGTTATCGTTTTGCGTGACGGAGATTTAAGGGCGGCACCGCCCCGCCAGGATCTCCCGCGCCATCTTATCGATCACCTCCCCGACATCCTTCCCCACGGCCTGAGCCAGGAGCCTGTGCTCCTCCACCTTCTCGATCTCCCGCCGGGCATCCTCGACCAGCGCCACCAGGGGCGCCAGCTCCGGAACCTCGCGCATCTCGTCCAGGGTGAGCCCCAGGCCGTAATCGTCCGCGCACTTCGGATCTCTGATCCGCGCCCATTTCTCCTGTGGAGTCATCATTGCTCCTTGATTCCCCTAGACTCGAGATATCTCTCGACGTCCTCAGATCGAAATCGAATGAGATGGCCAATCTTGAGGGGTTGCAATGGAAATGTTCCTAGACAGAGTTGGTTTCTAATACTGCCCGTTGCGATCCTTAGTATTTCGGACAACTCCTCGATGGTTAGCAATGTCTTGTTGTTTAGATGTTTTTCCTTGAGGGTCATGGCTTCCTCCTCTTCGCCTTGATGATTTTTTTCTTCCCGCCGCCATTAACGATCACCCTGATTTTCTGCGCCGCCGCGACGTGGATCTGGTAGACCCTGGTCCTGCTGATCCCATACTCGTCCGCCAGGGTCCGCAGAGGCTCGCCGGCTGATCGCCTGATGAGGATTTTGCGCTCCCGGGCCCTGAGGCGCCGGGAGATCACAACCTTGTTCACCCGGGCGAGCTCTAGTTTATGCTCGACATCGTCCACCGTCGAGTTACGATCATCATCGTACCGGCATACGAGCACCCCGCCCTCGAGCGGCCACTCGAATGGCACGCCGGCGCCCCCCTTCCGCCGATACCCGCGGGGAGCGTGCCTGTAGATATAGTCCTGCATGGCGCCCACCACCCTCCGGTGCGCGTAGGTGGTGAGGGCGGACCCCCTGCCGGCAGCGTATTTTTTTTTCGCCTCCTGCAGGGCAATCCAGCCCTCACTGGCCAGCTCGGATAGACTGATCAGCCCGTCGACTCGGAGATTTTTCCCGATTCTACGAGCAATATTAGTCACATACCGGACTTCTTCGTCAGTCGTCATAGTGTCGTGCTACGATTGAGGACTTTCGTGCTACGGCTTTTTCTTGTCCGCCTTATCGGACTTCTTCACCTCCAGCTTTTTTAGCTCCGTCTGGATTTCCTGCGCCCTCTTGAGCAGGTCCCGCTCCCGGTACGCGAGGTTCTCCCGCTGGCTCTGCACGAGCTGGTACTGCACCTGGATCTGGGCGTACTCGGCCTGGAGCTGCTCGGCTGTGGGGGCTGGTTTGGGCGCGTCAGCCGCCATAGCACACGGAGCGCCCGACAATAGAAAAAACGCCGCGACTAGTAATAAAATTGCCTGGACCTTGTTCATTTTGTTCTCCCTTCGAGGTTTGTAATCATCTCTTTGATTTTTCCGTGCAGCGCCGTCATCGCCCGGAGCCGATCCGCCATAGCCCTCACCCGGTTGGCCTGAGCCTGCGCCTCATCAGCCGTTTCGTCCGCGTCTGTCTGTGCCGACCGGAGCCGATATATGGCCAGGGTGTCATCGGTTAGATAATTCCCTCTGTCCATCGGATCGTTGTAGACCACGGACGAGTCCGGTATGTACTCCAGGCACTCGCGCAACAGGGCCGTGATATCGTCGGGGATAACGGTCACGGAGCCCCTGTGGATCGGGTATATCGGAGACGAGTATTCCGCCGTTGTTTCCTCGCTCGGCCAAATAAGTTCTCCCTTGGTCACTTCGGCGGCCCACACCTCGCGGTACACTGCCGTTGTTTCCTCGCTCGGCCAAATAAGTTCTCCCTGCGCCATGGGCGACACATCGACCTCCCCCGCCCTGCACTTGCCGAACAGGATCAACGACCCCATCAGCACGACCAGGATCCCGTAAAACACCTTCGTCCTCATTTCTTCCCTCCTTCCTCCACGTCCGTCAGGACGTGATGGCACTCCGCGCACATCACCACGAGCCGGTCAGGCGAGCACAGCAGCCGCTCGTAGACGACATCGATTAATGCGTCCCAATCGATCCCGTCCTCGTGGTGCACCTCGAGCTTCACCTCCCTGCCCTTCGCCACCGACCGCCTCGCCCCGCAGCACACGCACGTCGCGTTCGCCCGCTTGATTGCCTCGGCTCTCTCCCTGCTCCTCAGCCACACCTGCCGGAGCGCCGACCTCACTCTGCTGCGAGGTGTCGTTTTCAGTTTTTTAGCCATGGGATTTTTCCGTCCGTGTATCTGTCCCGAGTCTGTCCGTTTCTGTCCTCCCTCTATAGGGAGGGAGGACAAAACAGGACAATGTCCGACTTTGCGTCCTATTCTGTCCTATTTTGTCCCGTTTTGTCCGAATCCGTCCGATTATTTGACCGTTCATCATTTTCATCCGCTCCGCTATTCAGCGTTCTCTACGGCGATTAGCCGTGTGATCGCCCACATCCCATCCCGTTTCCCCAACCAGGACATTTGTTCGAGCTTTTTTGCCGCCGCGGAGCACTTTTTATCCGTTTTTCGGCTCTGTTCCTCCCCCAGTTGCACCGCTAATTCTGCTTTCAAACGGTGATTAGCGACAAGGCCGTTTGGGGATTCGCTCGAGAGGAACAGCATCGCCTGCCAAACCGCCGCCTCGTTTTTCCCGAGGACGTCCTCCTCGGTCAAAAACGACCTCGCGCCATCAAAATCCACGACGCAGGAAGTGATCGGTTCGCCGTCCTCATCTACGTCGTCCAGGGTGATTTCCTTGAGGAGAAACGCGCCCGTCGCCCCGTCCACCCCGTCCTTTATTTTAACTGCCCGCCAGGTGCGGATCTCGCCGTCCCGGGACATCTCTATCTGGGCGTCCATCGCCGGGAGCTGGCTCGAGTGCCCGCGGGCTCCCTTCGTCACGTCCTTGCCCGTATGGGCCGCGAGCCCCACGACTCCCTGGATGGTCCTCGACAGCAGGAGCGCTCCCTCGATGATCGCGCCCATGTCCTTTGAGGCGCTCTCGTCGGCCATCGGGGCCGCCCTGTTCTGCGTGTCGATGACCACGACGGCCCCCTCGGAGGTCTTGGCGGCCAGGTCGATGACGTCCTGCTTTCTGATGATGAGCCACGGCTCGCACATCATCTGAAAATTGTCCGGGAGGGTGCGCCCGTTGTGTTTCTCCCAGGCCTCGAGCCGCTGCCGGAGGCCGGCCTCGCCCTCGAGGGACACGAGCAGCACGGGCCTTTGTTTCGTCCTGCGCCCGTTCCAGGGTCTGCCCTCGGCGATGGCCGCCAGGATGTCGAAAAGCCAGAAAGACTTGCCGGAGGTGGAGGGGCCGTACACCTGGAACAGGCCGCGGGCGGGGATGAGGCCCTTCACCACCCATGTCATGCGCGGGAGGAGCTTGACGTCAGCACTGCGGAGGAGCTTGAACCTGGACTCCTTCGGGTCTTCTTCCACCACGGAGAAGGCGGCCTCGGCCGATCTCGAGGCAATCGGAGTCTGCGCGTATTGGTAGGCGTTGGCGATTTTCTTCTCGAGATCCTCGGGGTCCCAGGGCGGGTAGCAGATGTCGTTCCAGTTGTCGAGCATCAGCTCGAGGCAGGTGGCCTGGCTGATCCCGAAGTCCCGCACCCGGCACGCCACGTCGTAGGTGTGCGCGTCGCCCCCGGCGCCTTCGATGGCGGGGTCGGCGTATGACAGGTACTCGATGGCCCGGGCGATGGCGCCCTCGGTGTCGAGGGTGACGTCGGCCGGGATCTCCTGGGGCTCGCGCTCGAGAGGCCGGCCGATGAGCTCGATGAACCATAGGGGTGCGGGGGCCACAGGCAATGCGGCGATCACCTCATAGCCCGGGCAGCAGGGCGCCATGACATAGCCGCCGGATCCCCTGGAGTCGAGGCCCTTGCCCAATTTCGAGGAGGCGGAATTGCGTCCCTGGCCCCGGAAATAATAGTGATACCCGCCGGACTGCGTCTTGACCGTGTACGTGGGCGGGAGCGCCCCGTGGTCCAGCTCGAGGGCCAGGAGGCTGTCGATGGCGTCGGGGTCCTTCCCGCGGTCGTCGTCGAGCACCGTGATGCCCGATTTGCCGCAATCGATGCCCCAGGTGCAGCCGGGGAATTGTTTCTCCCAGGCACGGATGACGGCGATGTCCGTCGTCGATTGGTCGCGCCATTTCACCCGCGCCTTCTTTCCCCGGCAGGGGAAGAGGTGATAGCCGTTGAGGGCGAGCCCTTGCGGTGTGATCTCCATACTCTCTCCTAACATTCGCCCCAGACGGGCATATGAGTCAAAAACGCATCAGACATCTGGACTTTCGCTTTACGGGGAATCAGCACCGTGCTCCCGCATTCCTCACAGCAGGTGTTCCAGCCGGTCCCCCAACAGAGGACCACGGGCTCGTGAGGGACATCGGGGAGCACGTCGAATATCATTGCCGGGACTCCTCCTGAAAAAGGACCCCGGGCCGGTAGGAGTCGGTCCCGGGGCCAAATAGGAGGTCCGTGTGGAGATGTCGTGTGAAATGGGGGAGTCGTGTTGACCTCCCCCTGGGGGTGTGGAACATTACTCGGCGCGTGTGTTTGGAACTATGCGGGATCGTGGATCGTCCGCAACGCATGTGTAATTTTGCCTCCCGTTTTCCTATTTGGAACATCGTACACAAACCCGTGTTTTCTCAGCAAATCCATGCTTATTGCTCAACGGCTGGTGATAATATTACAAATAGGGACAGAAACCCCAATAAAAATTATCCTTCCCCTACTTGCCTTCACCTGTCAGTTCGAGAACCTTGGCTCGAATCTCCGCGACGGTGTGCCCGCCGGCCAGGAGATTATCGATCTCCTGGTGAAGGCGCTGTTTTTCGAGCCACTCCAATTTTTTGGGATCGCTCGTATCCAGGTGCTGCTCGATGTCATGTAAGGCCACTATTCCCCTCCTCACCAAAGGATTGAGCACGCTCTCACTGAGCGTGTGGACGTATCTGCCCGACGAATCCAGGACCTTGAGCTCGCTGAACCGGGACTTGCTCACCTCGCACAGCTCCGCTACCCGCGTGTAGGTGGTATGCTCCCGAAATAAATACTGCCAGACCCGTTCATTCACATAGGCCTGCAGCTCGGGGAACTTTAATAGTCTGGTTTCGCGTTCTCTCTTCTCTCGATCCATACCCTATTGTTCGCACATTTATTTTCATAACGCAAGCACTATCTGGAACATCTTTCCAAATAAGGGGGGGGACGTTTTAGAGAAAATTAACTATTTGGAAAATAATTCCGATTTAACTATTGACAACCCTGTTCCAAACTGTTATTTAATACCGGAGAGGAACAAAATACCAGTCACACGGGGGTGTGAGATGATGACGAAGGCGGATCAGGCCAAGCAGGAGCTGTCGGAGATCGAGCGGCAGCACCGGAAACGCAGCAGGTGGCATCATTGGACGGCGAGGGAGAAGGCGGAGCAGCAACTCTTCTCCTTCCTGGGGCGTCATTTCTACACGAGCGAAACCCGCGGCCTGATCTGGTATCAGCCGCAGGACGATTGGAGGTAGCCATGACGATCCTTGTGGCCCTCATGTTCATCATCGGGCTCGGATTGGCAGGCGCGGAGAGCGATCCCCGCACGCCTCTGTCCATCGCGGAGCTCTTAATCAATGCCACGGGCCTCGGGCTGTTCATCCTGTCGATGATCCTGGCCCACGGCATGAAAGGTAGGAGATAAATGAACATCGCACTTGACACCTTGACCACCTGGTCCGCGCCGAAAGCGGTGCGTACCAAGGCCGGAAACCGGATCCTTCGGACAGGCCCCACGACCGAGCAGTTCTGGACGGTCTACCGGGCCAACAAAGAGGTCCTCAAGGCCGCCGGCATCTCCGTCGGCAAGACCCGGGAGGGCAACTGGGAGGCCTGCTGGTGGCTACCCGATCAGGAGCGGGACCAGGCCGAGACAACCTCCCGCCAGGCCTCGAGGGCCACTGACGCCGACGTGGACGTCCCGAGGCCGTCAGGCCTCGACTACCTCCCCTATCAGCGGGCCGGCATTGCCTACGCCATGGTCCGCCCCGCCGTCCTCATCGGCGATGAGATGGGCCTGGGCAAGACCATCCAAGCCATCGGCATCATCAACGCGGACCCCACCATCCAGAAGGTCCTGGTGGTCTGTCCGGCCTCGCTGAAAATCAACTGGGCCCGCGAGCTGGCGAAATGGCTCGTTCGTCCGGCCTCCGTCGCCATCGCGAACGGGGCTTTTCCCGCGGCTGATATCGTCGTCGTTAACTATGATGTCCTCAAGAAGCACTCTGAGGCAATTCAGTCCCGCGCCTGGGACATGCTCGTCGTCGACGAGTGCCACTACATCAAGAACCCCAAGGCCCAGCGGACCACGCTGGCCCTGGGCATCAGAGCCCGGCGCAGGGTGTTCCTAACAGGCACGCCTATCTGCAACCGGCCCGCGGAACTCTGGACCCTGGTGCAGTCTCTCGACCCCTCGGGCCTCGGGCGCTCCTGGCGGGGATTCCACGAACGTTATGCCGGGGCATTTCAGCACTACGTCCGCACCGGCCGCGGATCCAAGATGATTTGGGACGTCTCTGGCGCCAGCAACCTCGACGAGCTGCAGGACAGACTCCGTGCCTCTGTCATGGTCCGCCGGCTGAAGAAGGACGTGCTGACCGAGCTCCCTCCGAAGCGCCGGGTCGTCCGCGAGCTCGCTCGCACGGGCGCCGAGAGGATCCTCGGCGAGCAGGACCGCGTGTATCGGGAGCAGGAGAGCCGAAAGGACGCGCTGGCCGCTCGAGCCGAGCTGGCCCTGGCCGCGGGCAACGAGGAGGAGTATGCGAGCACGATCCAGGAGCTGCGCGAGTACGCCCAGGTGGCGTTCACCGAGATGAGTCGGGTTCGGCACGACCTCGCGGTGGCCAAGGTCCCCGCCGTCGTCGACTACCTCCGTGAGGCCCTGGTGGACAACGACGAGCAGCTCGTGGTCTTCGCCCACCACGTCGACGTGATCAACGGGATCATGGCTGGGCTGGCGGACGCGGGTATCAACTGCGTGCAGCTCACCGGTCAGAGCAGCCAGGCAGATCGTCAGGAGGCCGTCGACGGGTTCCAGGCGGGCCGGTATCAGGTCTTTGTGGGTAACATCAAGGCCGCGGGCGTGGGCCTCACTCTCACGGCCAGCGCTCATGTCGTCTTCGCCGAGCTCGATTGGGTCCCCGGCAACGTCTCCCAGGCCGAGGACCGCTGCCATAGGATCGGCCAGAGGGACGCCGTGTTGGTCGAGCATCTGGTGTTCGATGACAGCCTAGACGTCACCATGGCGCATAAGATCATCGCCAAGCAGGCGGTCATCGATCAGGCCCTCGACACCCAGATCGACCGCACGGCTCCCGCGTATGACACCGTCACCGAGGTTGAGATCGACGACCCGGCTGCCAGGATCCACGTACCCCATAAAGAGTACGAGGAAAAGGCTGCCCGG